CCAAGGAACCTGTCCGCCCTCTGTACCAGTCTGGCATACAGCAAGGTTACCCTCCTTACAAGTGAGACCAGGCACACGGAAGAGCCAGTTCTGGAACGATTCCTGGTCGTTAGGAATCGATGTTGATGGTGGGACTACCCAAGTACGCTGATTCTGTGTATGCTGAAAAACATCACCAGGGTCGCCGTAGAGACGGTCCTGCGTATCATCGGATAACTGCCGAGCCATACTAGAGGTATCAACGGTCGCCGCCGGTGGCTTCATAGGATTATCAAGAACTTCATTCACAAGTACTCCCATATAGGGATTATTTGGTAAAGAATATGTACGGTCTTTTATGCCGATAACGTCGGATATATTCTTATTCGCAACGTCGAAACCGCCAACAAAGTTCGGGGGAGTCGTACCAGGTGTTGTAAAGAGTGTAGGTCCTACAATTCCATTCTCAAATCCTTCGCGTAAAATATTACGTTGTTTCATTCCGTAATAGGCAGCAACAGATAATAAAGCAATACCGAGTGTAATACCAAGATACGCCCCGTGACGATATAGAACAGCCAGAACAACACCTAAATAAAGACCGAAACGGGTCAACGAATTTAATGCATTTGCAGTACACTTACGAGCTTTTTCGGTAAATGGAAAAAAATCGGACCACTCGTCCAATAATATACTGGGTGACTCCACCCAGAATGGATTGCATCGGGATGAGCTCATTCACTTACTTTGACAAAGGTTTTTATTCTATCTTTTCTTTGCGGGTTTTGCGGCAGCCTCTTCCATCAATAGTTCATTCGCAGCGGCATCGGCAGCCGCTACTGCTGCTGCGTTTACACCAACACCGGCAACACCAGCACCACCAGATGCCTTTTTCGCCGCCTTCTCTGCCGCCTTCTTTCGGAGGCGATCCTGTGCTTCACGACGACGAGCCGAGCCTTCATTACCCGATTCCTTCTCGCCGCCCTTCAGCATCTCGCCAAGCTGTTCGAAAAGACCTGAAAACGCTTCATTATCGGAAAACTCCTTCATTAGCTCTTCTGCTTCGCGAATAAGCTCGTCGCGGTTAAAATCGCCACGCTGGAATTTTGCCTGAATCTTCTTCGCAATACGCTGAGCGATACCAATTAGCATATCAGGCTTCTGTGTGAAAATCTCCTGTAAAAAGGTAAAAATCTTCGTAGGGTCATTGCTATTAAGAATCTCTGGTGAAAGTCCAAAATCCTCAGGGTTGAATTCGCTAACAATCTCCTCGGCAATCTTTGCAATATGTCCTTTGAAAAGGCGCTCAGGAATCTTGAACTTAGGCTTTCCATCAGCACCCACACCGCCTAGACCCTCAAAAGCGCCGCTGAGGTCCTTCATACCAAATCCCTCGGCAAGCTTGGATAATTTCTCAAAAATATCCTTCATTCCATTGTCCTCCCCTGCCTTAAGGCGCTTCATCATCTCTTCCATATCGTGCTCGAATCCAGAAATATCCCAGATGCCGTCCGTTTTCGTGTCACCGTCAAAGGCGGCGGCAATCAAGAGTAGCGAAGTCAAGTAGCGCCAGATGGCATTACGACTATTGTTTGAAAGTTCAGACCATAGTTTCGTAGTCATAGCAAACCCAGGAACTAGCTCTAGTCCCGTTTCCGTAAAAATAGCATCATTTTGGACAGCAATGTTATTCGTATGAGTCTTCCAGACGGCTAGGAAATTTTCACGGGCTTTTGCGTCGACTTTCGCGGCGTTGAGCGCCTCGGCGTATTCCGGAAACGTCTCCATCAGTTCAGTCACAAACTGGACGTAGGTAGCAGAAAAGGAGACGGACATTTGGTTTACTTGTTAGAGAGTAAGAGTCTGTAACAAATATTAAAACGCGTAATTTATTGGATACCAGCCGCTCGTCGTCCAAGAACGACAATTACCTTACACCAGTTCCAAATTGCCTTCTTATTCGCCTCGGTCATTGTAGACCAGTGACGGTCGAAGATGATATAGGCTACAGCATAATCTTTATATGCGCCGGTTGTCATATCTTTTGCTTTTGCAATTAAAATGCTTTCATCTTCATTTATGACTGGCTCATAGAAGTCAGGATAGATATAGTCCATAAAACCGGAATGGATAAGTTTAGGATTGACTCGTTTGAGAAGACGAAGGGCATCAAGAGCGCTTGCGATATCCTTTTCTTCGGGATATGTCTCTGCAAGCTCTTCCACAAATTCGAGTAACTTCGTATTGAAGGCGGTAAGAAGATTTGCCATTGATTTTAAATCTAATTATATGTTTAAATCTTTTGTCATTTTTTTACCCCATACGGGTAACGGGTTTTCCAATATCTCGGTCACGATTTGCGGTATACGCTTCAAATTCTTTCAAGAGGGCATCCTCTTTGGCAGAGCGCTTCTCTTGTTGACCGGCAATAGAGGCGGCGGCAGAAGCAGCTGATGAGCCGGCAGCACCGCCAGGAATGAGTGATGCGAAGTTACGTTCAATAGGATTTACACCCTTGTCAGATGTAAATTCACTACCGATGAAACTGAAGTTATCGGACCACATACCACCTTCCATTTCGGAGCCGTAGTAGGCACTTGGCTCTCCAGCAGCAGGTGCGCCGCCGCCGCTGCCACCACCACCACCACCACTTACAGCCATAGAGCCGCCGGTACGTGGATTTGTGCGACTGGTTGATTCACCACGGGGCGGCGCCATATCGGGAGAGTATACTGGAGCAGAAAGAGTGCCCCGACGATCGTCAATTGCTTGTTGCGGTGTCTTAGGACCCGAGTTACCACTTCCATTCAGACGAGCTTCGAAGAGCCAATTATTGACAGGACCGGGACCTACACGGGCTTCATTCTCACCAACAACCAATAATGAGGGAACAGAGCGAAGCCAGCCAGGAAGAGGTGGGCGAGAAGGCGATGGGTCAACACAAATCAATTGAAACTGTGATACGAAGGGCGTACGTGCAAGCTCCTCTAGAAATCCTTGGCAATGACGGCATTTTGTGCTATACCAAAGCCGATGCTTGCTCATATTTGTCCCGTTGTAAAGTCTGGCGATTTAACACTCTCTAAAAAAACGAGCAGAACGGCACCGGTCTAGTGAAGCTTACCGGCAGCCGTAAACGGCGCCGGTCTAAAAATTGAGACTGTCACCTAAGTTAGAAGAGAAGGCAAAATGTTTTCGGGTTATGTTGAATCGGGACCTACACTTATGAATCCGGCGGCGGGTAAGCTTCGCGCAACCTTCAAACTCAAGGCAAATGTTACACTTGCAAATACGATTCGTCGTGCTATTATTTCGTCAACGCCATCGGTTGCCTTTCGTACGGAGCCGGCGGAAACGTCTGAGATGACAATCTCTGTAAATACAACTCCGCTTGTCAATGAAATCATTTCGCATCGTATCGGTATGGTTCCTATTCTAGCAGATGCGACAACGTTTGACCCTGCTCGTTACGAGTTTGTTCTTGAGAAGGAGAATACAACGAAAGATATGATTGATGTTTACGCGTCGGACTTTCAGGTGTTTATGAAGAATCCTGAGAATCCGCTCGAAGCCCCAGTACAAGTACCAACGGCACAGTTCTTTCCTCCCGATCCTATTACAGGTGAAACGGTACTGATTACCCGACTGCGCCCACAGTGGAATCGTTCGGCACCGAACGAACAGATTAAGCTCAAGGCAAAGGCGTCTATCAGTACGGGAAAGGAGAATATTCGTTGGTCACCGATTAGTCAGTGCTCCTATGAATATACTCGTGATACAAGTGAAGACCATCTTGAAGATGTGTTTACGAATTGGCTTCTTAATACAAAGAAGATTGAGAAAGTTACGGATATCCCTGAAGAGAAACTTGCTGAACTCAAGCGTGAGTTTAATACAATGGAGGTCCAGCGTTGCTATCTTACGGATGAGCGCGGTAATCCTACAAACTTTACGTTTTATCTAGAATCTGTTGGAATTCAGCCGATTCCGCTTATTGTAGCAAATGCTTTACGTGCTTGTGAAGCCCTTGTCCGTAAGTATGAGGATATTGACGCAACGCTGCCGAAGAATGTTGTTGTGAAGCAGGGTGACGCACGGTTTCCTTGTGTAGATATTGTCTTTACGGATGAATCGCATACGCTAGGAAATCTGTTAGAAACGTATCTTGTCGAGAATCACGTAGACGGAGAGGCGCAGCCACGTCTTACGTATGCCGGTTATAAGGTGCCGCACCCTTTACGACCCGAGATGTTTGTACGAATCGGTGTAGAAACGGAGGGAGGTGATGCGGATCAGGAGCAGCTCATTGCTCGCCAAGCGGTAGCAAATGTATGCCGTGGTCTGCGCGACCAATTTCGCATTCTACAGGCTTCGTGGGATAAGCGCTCCGCATAAAATCTGTCTCTTCTATAAGAGACATGGCTCCGTTGGTATATGCGGCTGTATTACTTTTTGTTCTCATTGGATTAAGTCTGGCGTTTAATCTCCGGTCTGAATACTTAAGCGAAGGGTTTGCTACTATTGCGTTAGAGGGTGAGACAATGCCGAAATGCTTGACTCGTAGTTTTGAGGCGCAGTCAATTCTCAAACAACTCTATCCGATGAAACAGTCAGCGCCTGCGTCACGGGAGGCAATGGCGTACGAAGAGCTCAAACTCATTCTGGAGAAGGTACTATGTATTGATGCGGATATAACAGGATCCGGCGCGGGTCCCTATCAGACGTTCCAGCTTCCATTTGCAACGCAGCATGATATTGAACCCCCTGCGAGCTTCGTTGGACGATGCTTGAAGAAGGCGCTGAGACCTCGTGATATTGAGGTTGAGTTCATGAAACTCCACGACCGCGGACAGGTTTTGATTGATACACTTACATATGACGATAAGGAGAAGGCACAATTAAGTGCTTTATTCCGTAATGTTATTATAAAAACGTCGCATAATGTTGCGTTTACATGCTTATCGGAAAAGGCGAACTTAGACCGTCCTTCGGGTCCTCGTGATCCCGGTTATTACGTACCCCATTTCTCGTTAGAGCAGGGTCCGTACGAAATTAAGGGTCAGTATCAGTACTTCTAACACATCAATCAATCAAGTAAGTACATCACAAAAGCAATTATAGAGCCAAGAAAGTATCCATATAATACAGCACATAAAACAAACAAAAAGCATTGTATGGTTTTTGTTTGGGAGGTAAGAGTCATTCCTCTACACACCAATTAGGATTTTACATAGCGCACTGGCAGTTGCCGGGGCTGAGGAGCATAATCAAGATAGAGATACCGAGGATTTGCCATACAGACTTTGCTTCCTTCACGCCAGGGACAAGGACGTGGAGTACGTTATTCCAGAGATACTGTCCGAAGAGCAGTAGAAGTAGAAGTACAATCAAGACAGTTAAAAAAGATACAAGTGCCGCACGGAACGGTAACGCGCTTAGACCGGTCTGATTTTCAAATGGCTCAGATACCTTAAAGGGTGCCGCCTCCAGAGCCGCATTTACACCATTTGCAATAGCACCACCGAACATGTTTGTTTCTATATACATATTCTAATTTTCTTCACCCGCTCCATTCATTTTAGGGACTTGGAGTTTGAGGTCGTGTTTCATAATACTTGTACGATGTTCTTCCAAGTAATTTATGAGAGAAGAGGCGCGTTCTTGGTCGCCACCAAAGAATTCCTTAAAGTGTTTCATCATAAATTCGTTCGAGAGCTTTTCGGTCACTTCACGTGTTCTATGAATAACTGCTCCCTTACTAACATTAATTTTAGCTACATTATTCGATTCCATAATTCGTAGAATAATATCTTTGAGTGCCTTGGATTGCGTGCGGCGTTGTTTCATTTCGGCATTGAGCGACGCCGCTTCCTCTTGAAGAGTCATCCAACGCTTAAGAAGCGTGGGAAGTTCACTGATAGCGGGCGCAGCGGGGGCACCGGTAGGTACAAGAAGCGAATTCGTGCTAGAACCACCGGGTACAAGGGACATGTTTTCTATTCTTTCTATTCTAGATCATTTGAAAAGGTTCATTTTTCGTCAATTTTGTAAAAAATGACGTCGAATCCCGCCAAATCAATCCATTGGCAATGGAGCAGCCGAGCGAAGAGTACCGTAGATTCCTACGGCAGTTCTTTCTCATTCGTTATACATCCTTACTACAACGGATTCAAGGTAAACTTCCAATCGACGCGGACACCGCAAAAACTATAGCAGACGCCATCACGTCTATACAATGGATTGATAACGCACTAGATGAAGTAAAGGCGCTGCCGGTCCCGTAGCGTTGTACGGCAGACGAAGCACAGGTGCCGCTGTTTTTGCGCGCACGCATTACAAAATGTATGCCCGCACGGCACCAACGCCCAGCAGACGCGGTCCGTCGTACAAATCGAGCAAATGGGACCATCGGCATTGTTTGTGCTTACATTGACCGCCATAAGAATGGAGCGCAGCGCCGTAAAGCGCGCATAGTGACGGCAAAAGGCAGTATAATCATCCTGAATTTTATTACGCTCGTATTCGGATCGAATGTATCCAACCACCGATTGTTTGAGAGCCAGGATTTCTTCCGTCATATCATCGTCGATAGAAATACCAAGTAGGCGCTTTTTCATTGTATCGATCTTTTCGATTTTCAGATTCAGAATTTCTACACTACGAAACATCTCTTTCATAGTTTCCAAATATGCGTTCATAACACCGTGAATGTCTTTACGTATATCGCTGATAGAATGACCAAGTTCGGCTTCTAGCTCGTTTAAGACGGTATCATTGTCAACCAAAACGTCCACCTTATCTTTGAGCCACTGTGAGCTCAGATTTAGCGTTGGAAGTTCAAGGGACCGTAGAAAATGACTGTGACGCTGAACAATAGATGTATCTTCGAGCGGTCTTTCCAGAAATGTCGTGAGTAATTCACTTTCATTTGTTAGAATGTCGCGAAGGCGTTTCCGCCACGGTCGTAGAAAGTCCCGTTCATCTGGGACAATTGTATTTGCTACATTCATGTGAAATTGAAGGGCATTTTCAATGCTTTGCTTTGTATTTGACATAGAGCCAGAGCCGGCATCGGCATCTTCAAAGTCGGCGGATGAAAATGCAAGGGGCTCTACATGTCCGCTTAACGCACCTGACAAGTCCATCTACCTCATAAACTTTTGTTTTGTTTAGATAAAGGGGATGGATGAAAGAATTGTATATAGTATACTTGTCGTTGTTATTTTTCTAAGTATTTATATTTATCATCATTATAAACCAAATTACGAAGGATTTGACCCTAATACAGTAACTGATTCTGCGTCGGATCTTTCGGGAGTGCCGATGGATGTATCAGGATGCGCTGGAATACCACTCACAAAGTTTAATACAAATTTAGTACTATCATATATATCTCCCGATATCCAATATGCCATTATGAGTTATTCAGTCGGTGGAAATAACTATTTGCCGGCAATTCAAAAAGCGTTCAAACAGGCAGACGCATCGACACAAATGGCAATCAGTGCCCTTCTGGGACGATATTTAGCCTTTAATGGCGGGTCAGCAGCGATACCTGGACCTGGCTATACCAATACAAGTCCTGGCAATTATGTAGCACAAACAAAAGGTGCTGCGGACCTACTCAATCCATCAAATATAGATAAATCCTCGTCGGTGTATCCATCGTTTGAAGCAGCAACATCAGTAGCATTATGTAAGAAATTTAATAAGGGGTGGGTCTCAACAGCAGATTTTTAAAGAGAAATCTCCGAAATATACGTGAAAAATTCGTCACTGAATCCATAATGGCATCCATTTGCTTCAGTGGTCTCTGGTACACGACGAGAGGTCGCATTACCACCGTGTAGAAAAGAGACAATAATTCCACGAGGTGGTACCTCGGCAGTCAACGCCTCACGACCAACAATAAATCCTTCGCCTTCGGCAACGTTGACCGACGCAGGGAATTTACCCGCTTCAAAAAACGACCGCTTGAACGCTAACGATGCTTCGCTAACCCGTTCAGAAATCGCCAGATTTAACGGTGGCACATTCATTGCGCTAATATATCGCTTGGAGTCGTACATTGGCAGTGTCGAACAGTATACACATTCTACCCCAGGATCGTTCAGATACGCCATACGCGCACGAATTGATGTCGCAGGATAGTGATCGTCATCATCCATCATCATAAAAATAGAACATTCAGGCGGCGCCGCCAAACACGCCTTATTTCGCTTATCACCGATTGCGAGTTTTTTAGGCATTGATAAATACTTGACTCGAATATGGCGATTCACACTTTGGAATTTCGCAACGGCACCATCTATACGTCCATCAGCATCACTATCATCCGCAATAATCCAGGTAATTTTATCACTGGGATAATCGGACTTTAAAATATTATTTGCCATATTGGGAAACCATTTGGGACGATTATGGGTCAGAGTTACTACGGCGATGTGAGGGAAATCAGGAATCGCTGGAACGCGTGGCGGATAGGACGCAACCACTGTTGGTACAAGTAGTAGTTTAATAGTAGCTTTCAACAAAGAACGGCACGAATTACGGAACTCTTTAATACGTATAGTCGAGCGATGACGAAGTGTACCAGATAGAGTTTTTTGTTCGTCTTTGGATAATGCTATAAGGGATTCCACAGCACGTACAACACTTGCTTCTGTAAACATAGCAGGCTTATCAGGAAATGGGGTTTCATCTTTGAGACTCACAGTCGAGATTCGTCCAATATCTCCTAATATATCGCCGTAGAGTTCTTTATAGACGCCAATATCCGTCCATAATGGAAGTGCGCCGACTGCCGCTGCTTCAGCAAAGGTATAGCCGAATCCCTCTGCCGCCGAGGCAACAACGTGAAATTCGTAGTCGGCTTGCGCCTTTACTCGTTCACTCTCACTCGCATATGCATCAAGAAGTTCAACTCCGCGTTCACATGCATCGAAAAATTTTATACGCAATGAATCCATAATCGTTTTAGAGCCGTATACACGTAGCGGAGGCCAATCTTTTCGCCATGAGCCGACAATAATCATAGCAGCGGCGGCTTTATTCGCAGAGGCGCCGACAAGATACAAGAATTCACGCTTTTTCTTACCGAGTGAGGATAAACCTGCGGAAATTTCAGGTCCAGCGCGCCAAGAAATCATGCGTACTCTAGATTCGTCAACGTCAGGAAACATTGCTCTAGCATATTGGGATTTGAATACAAGAATATCGGCGCCTCCCTTTTCTCGCGACTCTAACACCCATTTCCAAGTATCTGAATACCACCATTCTTGATTGATAACGACAATATTCACGCGTCCATAACGCCACGCCATACGACAGGGTACTTCTAAATGAATATTAATATCAACCATACCTGATGCCTTATTTCCCGTTCCGTATGTATATGCATCATTATGCTCTACGGAATCTATTTTAATCGATCCGTTGGCAGCGGCTTCTCGTATTATCTGTTCAATAATACGAGCATCCTGACTAAGACCGTAAGCATGCGCGACTGTGCGCGATGAGCCTGAGAGTACGCAGATACGTAAACCGCGAGCACTCATTCTCTACTTTCTCTTACGAGTCTTCAATTTAGATAGGTTCATAGAGCGCACTGCCTTCAATGTTCCTCGGCTACGCTTCTTTCCGTGGACAAATGCGTCGGTGACTTTACGAATATAGACAACTTCCTCTTCAAAATAACCGGAATGTCCCCCATCCATGACACGCTTGACGCGAATCTGTGGTAGAACGGCAGAAAGCGACTCAACCGACCGATAGGGGCAAATCATATCATAGCGTCCGTGGATAACGTCGATTGGTATATTTTTGAGCCGATGGGCGTGCGCCAAAATCTGACCTGGCTTTATAAATCCGCCATTAATAAAATAGTGATTTTCTAAAATAGCGACGGAGATATCTTTATCGCCCTTAAACGTGACGGGTTTTGGTACAAGGGCAATGACTGAGTCTTCC